TTATTTGAGAATCAGCTTATTGCCCGGATAAATTGTTGAGTAGATACTCTTACCATTCTGGCTAGCCAGTGTGTACATGCTTAAGCCGGTGCGTTGGGCAATCGACCACCAGCTATCACCGGACTTGACCGTGTAGTACGCGTGAGAAGCACCACTTTTGACGTATTCAAGCGTATTGTTTGCTGGGCCAGTTGCTAAATAGCCATGGCCGCCTGAACGTGGTTGCCGTACCCAGCGATAGCCACCTTGAATGATAGCTTGGTCAGTCTTGACTGTTGATCCTGCTGGTAAAATCGTGATAACGCTTGATGACGTCGAAGCACCAGTACGGAGCTTAACCGCCGTCTTGAGCGTGTAAGTCTTTGTTTCCTTGACCCACTTGGCCGCGGTGGACGGCTTTGAAGTATTCTTGTTAGCTTCTTTGTTGTTATCTTTGACTGCATCTTTATCAGTTGGCTTGACAGTTGATTTCTGGCCAGCTGTGTAGTAATCAGTATAAAGTTGACTGACGTCAAAACCACCGTAACTAATCCGGAAATGAGCTGACCCCGACCATTGCCAGGCATTGTTATTCGTATACCATTTCTGACCAGACATGACATAGGGATAGCCAGCAACCCAACCGGTTTTGCCCTTGATGGTCATCTTGTTGTTAGCCCATGATCCAGACGTGTAAATGTCGGCCCGGTAGCCAAACTTCTGAATCTCTTTCATGAAGGCGGCATTGTTGCGGTCATTGGTCGCTTGGGACAAGTTGCCCTGCTCTTCGGCCTCCACGTCCGTTGCCAGTACTGCGCCCACCGGTAGCCCGGCCGCTTTGGCTGCCTGACCAGCATAATCAGCTTCGGCAATCGCTTGAGCCTTAGTCGTATAATGCGCAAAGTGATAGCCGTTGACGTATAAGCCAGCTGCTTGACCATTAGCGATATTGCTAGCAGCGTAGCCATCCTTAAAGGTTGTTCCCTCACTAATCTTGACGGTAAGAGCCTTAACACCAAACTCATTACGCATGGAAACATACTCTGACGTTGACATGTAGCCATTGTTATTCGACACATCGACCATGTCCATACGAGCAGCATTGGCATTCACCCCTAAAAAAAGAGCTGCCATAGTGGCCGCTCCCGTTAATGCTAGTTTATTTTTGAGTTTCACTTGTAGCACCTCCTTCCGTATTAGATGTATCAACTGCTTGCGTTGTATCAGATGATTTAGTCGTATTGATGCTGTTCAACACGGCTTGAGTAATCGCCGCAGTCTTAGCTGCGTCCTTAGTCGCCTTAGCGGTCGTTACAGCCGACGTGCCTATGCTAAGTCCATCAGTTAAGCCTGAGGTAGCTGCACCAACAATCAAACCGGCAACCGCACCATTTAGATAATTTGTATCCTTAGTTACCACCACCGCGGCCAGCCCAGCTAAAATTCCGATGCCCATCGAGATAAACGGTAAGTAGGTATTCTTAACCTTGCCAGTCTTCTTAATGGCTTGCACAATCACGCCAATAAAAAAGCTGATAAGTGCTAACTCACCAGCCGTTGCTAAGTTTAAACTTGTAATAATATCCATAATAGATTTAACTCTCCTTTATTGATAATCAATCCCACCATATTTAGCGTGATAGGCGTCATTCTCTGCTTTCAACAATCGGTTTTTGGCCCTTAATTGTTGATTCTCTTCCTCTTTTAGCCCAATCTGTTCATTTAGCTTGCGCACGGTTGCCTCATGTAATTTCTGAAATTCCTGGTACTCTTGCTTAACCTGTTTAATTTCAAGATTAGCTTCCTGGTTCTCCTTGCGCACCGTATCAATAATGTACTTTTGCATCGAGTTATCATTACGCTTACTTTTGATCCATAAGCCGCCAATTACCCCAATAACGGTGCCGGCAGCAGCCAGCAACTGACCCAGACCGGTCAAGTTATGTGTTAACCAGTCAATCATCGTGCCAGCCTCCTCTCATCGCCGTACCGAATAGTAGGGCAATTGCCAGTCCAGCAAAGACCCACGTTAAATTAAAGCGGAAATCAAATAACCCCCGGACAATGAACGCATAGGCCAATGAGCCATATAAAGGTGCAACCATGATTAAACCAACGTTACGAAACAATCGCTTATCGAGAAACACACCGATTAGCAACACCAATCCAGCCAATACAAACAGACTGGCAAACCACCAGTCATCTGAAAAGCCAAAACTAGTTCTTTCCCACATTGCGGGTGGCGGTGGAACCGTCACCCGAGGATCGTCCAAATAATTTAAATGGGCGAAGATGTACAGCCCACCAATTAGGGTAAACAAGCCGTAACTAAAATAAGACCAGTACACGAGAATGCGTTGGCCCAATCGTTTTAATTTATTGACCACATGCCATCATCTCCTGTCATTCAGTGGCTGGTGCCACGTAGTCCTCGCCGGTAATTGTCTTGTAGTCATCGGACGTAATCGAATTTTTAGCTACTTCCGCAGCGACTTCGGTTTTATCCATCGTGTGCCACAACTGGTACGCAAATTTGAAAACAGTCATCATGAGTTAGTCCCTCCTTGTGCTAAGGCCGTTATTGCCTTTTCTAGTGACAAAATATGTTGCTGTTGAGCAGCAATTTGTTGCGCCATTGCCGTCAAAGATTCTTGCTCAGACGTTGGCTCTGGCATCGGTGGCTGTTCACTTTGCTTAGCATATTCATCGGCGGTAAGGCCAGTCCAAGCTTGCCCATCAAAGGTCGGTTGATACAAGCCGTCTGGAACGGCCACTGTGGTAGCGTTCTCTGGTTGTGCCATCGCTGATACCGCACCGGCAAAGACCTTCGTATCTGGATCGTACAAATAATAAGTTGTCATTTCTATCCCCCCTACCAATGAACCCAGCCGACGGCTGTAGAAAATTGATCTGTCGTCTCAGTGTTAGCGGTCGTACCCGCAAAGATCACGCCACCGGCAGTCACCCACAAACTGATATATTTGCTAGGACTGCTTAGAGCGTTATAGGCTGGAATGACAAAGCTCGTTTGAACCATTGGTGCCATTTCAACCGGAACTCGGCCAATCGTAATATATTTGCTAGCCGGCAAATTGGTCAATTTATCAATCCGCAACTCAACATGCTTAGCAAAGTAGCCACGCGTCTCAGCGTAGTACACCAAGCTAGTTGCCTTGGCCTCATTTTCCGTTGGAATGGTTGTGTTAGTAAACGTCGCCCCTGTTGTCACTAGCCAATCCTCACTACCACCTTTACCATCAGTGTGCACGGTCTTGGTCCATTGATTGCCGCTGTAGCTCTGAACCGCTGTCAATACTTTACGCCCAGCAGCATTAGTTTCAACACGGACTCGTAGCAGTGAGCTATCGCCAGCTTCTAAAGGCCCGTTCTTGAAATTAGCCCCTTCAAATTGACCACTAGGTAAGCCTAGAATATCCTGACCATCATCAAGCAATTGACTATCGGACTTTTCGTTGCTCTGGGGAATATTTGTTTGAATTTTCGTGCCGTCTAATTGACCGGCCGCCATTAAATAAAACTTACCATTCGCAACTACGCCAAGCATCAGCGTGTGGCCTAACGTATAGGCGCCTTCGGCTTCTAGTAGATAATTTTCAACATCAGTAATTGAATTTGGATAATGTTCATTGATAAATTCTGCTAGACCCGACTTAGAAAACTCAGCTTTAGTCACAATTTTGCCATCAATGTCGTAGGCTTGCAGTGCAATCTTCGTGCCATACGCCCCCATCGTCAGATAAACCTTGCCATTAGACATCGTAATGCCTTGTGGCTTACGATTAAGATTACCCATGGGTTCGACGTAAACATCCTGCTCGAAAAGTGGATTACCAGCTTGAATCGAGTCCCAAGCATAAACCGAGTATTTAGCAATCTTGCCTGGGGTCGCTTCAGTGGCAACAAAATTATTACCCTCAACGCCCCATTTAAATTTGCCGTTGATTGGAATATTGTCACCAACTTTACCCGTATCGTAATTGAAGATAGCATAGCCGTCACCATTCACAACTGACACAATGAAACACAATTCACCATTGGCGTTATAGAAGTATGGAATACCTTCTGAAAATGAGTTTGCTTCATTGACAAAGGACTTCATCCCTTTTAACTCGCCAGTTGTTAAATCATGGATTTCAATCCGTGTTTCGGTGCCACCAGTAATTTCGGTCGATAAGTATAATTCATTCTTATCTTTGTTGACCGAGAAGCCCTGCGGGTACCAACCAGACGTAGTTGCTTCTTGCCAACTAACCTTCAGTAGAATCTTTAGGTTAGTGATATAAGCATCACTGGAATTAGTGGCCAAATTAGCAATATCGGCGGTCATGCCATCTAATTTGCCCTGCACAGTGGTATTAAATTGGTCACTCCACGTCTTTAAATCAGCGTTAGTAACGACATTGCCATCTTTAATTTTCTGGGCTAATTCATTTAACTGCGCAGTAAGAGCCAGGACAGTAGCCTGAGTCTTCGTATAGGCTTCCGTGACGGTACTAATTTGGTCATTCAATTGGTTCTTGTACCGGTTAATTTCAGCCTCTCCTGCATCGAGCAACTTTTGGAGTTCGGTTCTAAACGGTGCTTTATTGACAAACATATCAGGGTTACCGTTGTAGACATGGAACCATACACTGAAGGTGGTAACGCGTTTACCGTCAGCATTTTGTAGCCCAAAGAAACCATAGAAATAGCCTTCCTGTGGAAACATCGTACCGGGCAGATTCATCTTTACCCGGCCTAAGCCCACAATGTCATCACTAGAACCAACATAACTAACCGCCTCGCCTGTTTCAGCAGTTACAATTCCAGTTTCGTCCAAACTTCCTACAAAGCCCGACATAAAGGGAACTAACCCATCTTCAAATCGTTGTGCCAGCCCACGTTCCTTCAAATTTACGACCAATGGAACCTGCTCATCGCCCACTCGGCCGTTGAAGCTGTCACTTAGATCGAACGCGTCAGCAGAATTAATCTTTTGCTTATACGTATCCAGCGTAATCGTGCTAATTGCCATCTAATCACCTTCCTCAGTTCTTGTCACTTTGCCATCCACAACCGCAATTGGGACATCGTAATCTGACAAAATATTAACAAGCTCATGCATGTTAGCCTCGTACGTTTTCATTGCGTTAGAAATATCATCAAGTTTATCTTCAAGTCCTTTCAGCTTAGAATTATCAGCGCCTACTGTATCCAAATAGTTCTGAATGATTTCAAAATTTGAAGCCAGTTTTTGATACCAATTATGGTCTAGTGGAAGTGTTGCTAACTCATCTGTTGCTAAAGCCTGTTTATTGTTGTCCATTCGATATTACCTTCTTCCAACTAACAACACCATTATTATCAATAATTGGTTTCCAAACGGTGCCATCTGGGGAAACTAATTGATTGTTAGCATTTAAAATTTTGTCAATCTCTTCTTTCGTGTAAAAATCTGTAACATCGATAGTTGGAATAGTTGGCTTATTAGCAATATCTTCCCATTTTATTGGGAACCGCCTGTTAATAACGGCAACCGCATCAGTTACTATTTTTACCGCGTTTTTCAATGCAATACTCATGAAATTTCACCTAATTCGTTAAGTTTGTCGATCGTATCATCATCAGTGATTAAATCACCATCTTGTAGGTCACCTAATACCGCCTGTAATTGAGTCATTGTTTTACCAACATTATCATGAGCATTGGTAATGTGTTTAAACATAGCGACATTAATATCATTGACTGCCAGACTAGCATTATCAAACGTTATTGTTGGCAATGCGAACGGGTTAAATGGATTTCGCTCAAAACCGTTTAATGTTACGGTAGTTTGCCAATCAAGATTCGGCATAATAAGTCTAACCGTTTCACACTGCCTGATTGCTATGTTCCAAGCGGTAGTAGTAAGCGTTACAATCGGCTGAGCTTGAATTGTTTGCTGAGCATACTCAGTCATAGACGCTTGATCAGCAAAACGCTCATCACTTAGTGGATCACCTCGTTGTAGCCCCCATTTATTGACGCTAGTATTATCGCGATAAGTGAAATCAACCTGATACTTATCCGGTGTATTATTATCACTACTATTTTGTTCAATCGGTTTTCCCAAACAGTGAACTTCATTAACCAAGCTAGTTGTGTCTAGTGAAAGCTTAATATCTTCCACATCATGCTGATAAAACAAGGTATCAATGACCGGTTGCTGTTCAAGATACGATCGGCAATAAAAGATGATCTGCCGGTTATCAAGAATATAGCTGGCATTGAACTTACTGGTATAATCTTGCAGAAACTTAGAAAATGATGTATTACCAAGATTTTCAATCTTAATTCTAGGAAAGTCGCCAATAAATTTAGCAGTTATCCCTTGGTCATTGCTATCAATCATAAAGTTAACAGCATCAGCCAAGCCATAAGTTAAAGTTCCTGTTTTGATATTATTCTGACGAACATTATTAGCCAATCGATAAAACAAGTGGCTGGCCGTCACTTCATAGACTGATAACCCACTAGAAACCGTCTTGGTACACTGAGTAATAACATAACTTTGCCCGTCATAATGAACAATATTTTGCACATCTAATAGCTGAATAGCCTGTTCGTAAGCCAAACTATCGGTAATGGCAAATGTCACTTGCCACGTTTCGTTAACTGTCCAAGACTCTTTAAACGTCTCTTGTAAGTCAGCTAGTGGCAAGCGTTCACGTTGCTGGTTGAGCCGGTCACTGATAGTTAGCTTGGGATATTGTGTCATCAATTTAGATACTTAAAATAAAAACTAACAGTACAATTCAAATCTTGACAACCAGTAATCTTGAAATGATTGTTACCGCTAGCTAGCCGGATAATACCATTGTCGGTACTAATTCCAGCCGCCTGACCATTAATTTGTGGGTTTACGCCGATTAGCCTAAACGTGTCCTTAGTCGTTAATGACTTTGTACAGGTAATTGCATCACCAGTCGTTATATTAGTGATTGTTGGTGAGCCACTACCATTTAAGGTAATATCTAAGTAATCACCTTGAACCAGTGGATCAACTGGCAGTTCGCCAATATTATTGACATCAAATTCAGATGTATTAAATACATAGTTTACCGTATCAGTTGGCAGCCCTAAGCCGATATTTGGCATTTCGTTAATATGAGTTGACGGCATAATACTTTGGGCCACACCAGTGAAATTATTCAGCGTGACAGTGATCATCATCATTTTGTCACCATAATATTCAGCAGCAATGGCTTTTTCACGGACATGATACATACGACCACCACCGTTATCAAAAGCAACCCAATAATTATGGCGCCGTATTAGAAAGTTTGACAGTGCCTGAAAGCTTAGCTTTTCGTCAGCGTCATTGCGACAATAGGCAATGAATTTTAAGACTACGTCACGCTGATCCAAGCGGCTGCTAGCAAGCTGTTGGCCATCGCGTGTACCTGCAGTTCGATAGGTATCGGCAATTACTGGTGGCAACCAGTCAAAATCAATTAGATACACGTTACTTAAATTGGAATCATCAAAAATTGATTGCCAGGCTTGACCATCTTCACTCAAGGCAAGTTCAATCGGGTCAAAACTCAACGGGTTCGTATATTCACCAAATAAATAAGCGTGCGGTTTATCCGTACGCTCTGAAAACACTTGCATATTAACCTCCTAACTGTTCTGCATTCTGAATGTTTGAGCATCTTTTTGACGCAGTTTGGCAGCTAAATCGTCTAGTAACTCCGGCTTCTTATCAGCGATGATTTGCAACAACGCATTGGCTTGTCGCAACAGTGCATTGGTTTCACCGTTGTCATTTTCACGACTGTTATTATCTTGACTTGAAATTGGCTGAGCACGCATAGTCGTGTCCATCGCCTTAGCTAATAGTGGATAAGCAGTGACGTCATAAGGGTTAATCACAAACTCATGGTGTTGGCTATTATCACCCACGATTACAGTTTGCTCGTCAAAGACTTCGCCACCATGAGCAAATCGGCGATGACCTTGTGGGCCACTATGCAGCCAATCAACCTTTGGAACACCCCAAATAACGGTGTGTCCAATACTGTTTCGCCAATCAGAATTATTGAAGAAAGCTAATAGCTCATCGAGCGGATTCATCCGATTAGTATGTCCTGGCATCGCAAAAGCAGCAAATGTCCCTGGTGTGAATTGTAGAATCCCACCAGCTTCATTACCGCCGCTATTGCCATCGTGAATAGTTTGAATCACAGACTTACCACCAGATTCACTCATGATAGTTGCTTGCAGAAGCTCACTGAAACCTGCCGGAAGACTATCAATGTGCATCATCTTAGCGGCTTTTTCAATTAAACCCGGATTGTAATGACCGGCTTTACCGTCAGATACTTCCAAAGTTTTTTTAGTACTATTCAACATTTCCTTGAACTTATCAACCGCTATATGAGATAGTTTTCCAATTGTTCCACTAGCTAAGTCGCCAAAACTAGCTGCCCCCTTAAATAAGCCATCAGTGGCTTTATGAAGTAGCTTTGAGATATTGCCAAGCGGATCTTTGAGAAACTTCTCAACAGCCTCGGCTTTGTCACCAATCCATGAGCCAATGTCAGATAGCTTGCCCTTAGTCCAATTAATCGCATCTCCAACAATCCCACCGTTTGCGTAATGATCGACACCGGCAGACGCCATAATAGAGGCCGTTTCATCACCATTGTATACTCGTGTGCCAACTGGCAAAGGCAACACTGCATTGCGTTGATGCGTCATCTTGAGTTCGCCAGAAGGCAGTTGTAACAATTCCTTCCAGTTCTGACCGGCACCATCATTGACCATCGATAGACGAGTATGCACGACACCACCTTGAGCAAATTTGACTGGCTCTAAATGGTGAACGTTAGTTTTATGACCAGTAAAGAATTTCCAAATCGAATCAATCCCATCAACGCCAGCATTAATAACGCTCAAAACACCGTTGATACCGTCTTGGGCAGCTTGCTTGATACCTTTCCAGATATTACTGAAGAAATCACCAAGTCCTTGCCACATACCGTGCCAAACAGTGCTAATGGCATCTAATACTGATGAAATAATATCATGCATCCCACTCATGTAAGCTTTAATCGCTTGTGAGATAGCCTTCCAAATGTCTGAAAAGATGTTTTTGATATCTCCCCAGACTTTACTCCAGTTGCCATGAATAATATCAAGAACAGTTTGAATTACGTCAGAAATGACATTCATTGCCCCAATAATTAGTGGCTTAATCACATTCCAAACGGATTTGACTACCGTGCTAATAACCTTCCAAGCAGCTTTCCAGACGGCTTTGATAATATCCATTCCAGCTGATATAAGCCCCTTAATTACAGCCATGCCTATATCAATAATTGGCTTGATAATCGCCCAAGTTTCTTTTACTTCAAGTGATAGATAACCCCAGGCAACCTTCCAGAGTGCGCTTACCACAGCCATACCAAGCTTGAGAACTTGCTGGACCATCTTAATCCCAGCCGAAACCACTGGTTCAATCTCTTTCCAGACTGACTGAATGGATTTAACCGCCTCTTTGAAAAAAGGCCCAAATGTCTTTTTGATCCACGTTACAGCATTGCCAAGCCATTTGACTGCATCTTTGTAAAAACCTTGAATTGATTTAACGATGCCATCAACAAATTCGCGAAACTTTTTATTGTGTTTATAAAGTTCAACAAGCGCTAATACAATGGCAGCAATTGCAGTAATCCAAATAGTGAATGGTACTGCTTTTAATGCAGCTCCAAACGATGACAGAACGCCAGACCCGCTTTTTAATGAAGCCACAAACTCAGTTACTGGCTTACCAAGATTCTTTAGGCCAGTAGTTATTTTTAAGTTATCGTTAATAGACTTGATACCGCCAATGAATTTGCTAACATTTTTCAAAACAAATGCTCCGGCTAGTATTTTTCCGAAAATTTGAATAGCTGGCCCATTACTTGCTAATGATTTTAGAGCGCCAGCTAGGCCACCAACAGAATTTGAAGCATCCTTGCTATGATCTGATACTTTACCAAGTGGGTTGACTAAAAATCCAAGTACCGTAACCACATCATTAATAGCCGCACCCATAACTTTAAAAGCGATGGTCAGACTACTTTTAACGATGCTACCAAACTCTTTAATATTACCAGCATTCTTGGTAAGCCAAGCTGAGAGTTTATCAACTGACTTACCAGCATTTTCAACCATCTGATTTAGTGCATCATTAAGCCCTTTACTAGTAAAGTTTTTCCCTGCAAAGGCTTTAGTAACAGTTGTCATTCCTTTTTGAATTTTTTTACCCAATTCATTCATCAAGGATTCCGTTTTAGGATCATTTACCCAGTGAGTCAAAGCTTCCATAATTGGATTAGCAGCTTTCAAGACTGGTGCCATAACAATACCCATCAGTGCTTGTGAGCGTGCTTTTAGTACACGTTCCATACCATCGAATGTTTTCATCAAATTCTCTGCTGCCGCTGCGTAGTCATGTAGACCCATTTGTTTAAAAATATCTTCGACATCTTTAGCAGAGACTTGTCCTTTTTGTACCATTTGGCGTAAGTTGGCGACCGCTTCATCAGCTGAGCTTCCAACTTGCTTAGAGCCGTTTTTAGCAGCAGTAACGTAAGACGAGTTAACTTTAATCGCTTGCTTGATCATTGATGAGTTAACTTTTTGCCCGTTACTAAGCATACCCTGAAACTTTTGTGCCTCACCAGCGGAAATAATGTTCTGCTGTGCTAATTGTTTTAAGTCACTATTAGTGATCGTAGATCCATAATGAATCTTCTCAAAAGACAAAGTTTGTTCCTTGACATAATCTCGTTGGGCTTGGGCTACAGCCTTGGTATTGGCTACAGCAGATCCACTAGCTTTTGCGTGTGCCTCTTCAAATTTGGCCATCTTTTCTTCGACCATTGGGAAGTACATGCCTAACTGATTCAATGCACCGGCGGTTAGTTTTCCTTGAGCTAAGCTATGAACCATATCCTGACTAACCGACATTAACTGATCGCCAGTCAGACCAACCGCATCACCCATGTTAAGCATAGAGTGTGTTAAATCATCGGCTTCTTTTTTACTAGAATGTAGATGGTAGAATCCCTGTTCCAGTTCATCAACAATCTGAACGCTTTGTCCAGTTTTTACAGCCAAGTCATTAATGCTTTGAACCATATCTTTGGCTTTTCCAGCTGATCCAGTCAAAGTAGTCCATGTTGCTATCATTTTTTGCTGTTCTGCATCGAACTTTAATCCGGCACCGGTGGCAGCAACGATACCATCTTTTACTTTGTCATAAGCTCCGTACAGTGCATTACCAATAAATGTGCCTTCAATAATGTCACGTAATCGGTGGCCATTTTCACGTGTTTTCTTGGCACTTTCATTAAATTTTTGAAACCCCTTACTGAAGCCATCTTTGACTTTTAGCAATAATGAATATTCCTTGGGGATTTGTTTAATTCGCTCACCAAGATGCTTGAAAATGTCGGAAAACTTATCTTTAGCACGTAAAAGCACGGAACGCTCCTTAGGGACGTCCCGTACCTTGCGTGAGAAGAGACCAATATTTTCATCGTTGATTTTAGACTTTAATGTCGTCACAACATCATGTGGAATCTCTTTGAGATGATCAATTAGGCTACTAATTTTTTCACGGATCGAATTGCTAGAATTAGAAACTTGATCCTTATACTCATTAAAGTTAGCTTTAGCTTCGTTCATTGCTTCTTTCTGCTTGGAAGCATAGTTATGCCACTGTTCACCGCTCTCACTAACTTTAGAGCCCATACTAGAAGCAGCACGAACCGCTTCGTCCATCGCTTGGCGTGCGTTGGCAACTCCTTGGCTAATTTGATCCATAAATTTCCACACGAATGTTTTTTCAACAACAGCGCTCATTAATTGGCCTCCTCTCTATTAGCTTTTGCCGCCATCAGTTTTCGATACATAGCCATTTGAGGTGTATCAGGTTGTCGTTCTTCGATGGTTCGAAAATCGGTTAATTTGCTAATTTCATTTGCAATTTGTTCATCGGACCGTTCGACAACTTCGCCTAACGGTTGACCGAGTTCGACACCATAAGTTGCCTGCGGCATTAACCGAGCATGCATTTGCTCGCGTTGCTGGTTAAGCACGTTAACCTGATAGCCATGCCAAACAGCTTTAAACTCTGCCGGTGTTAGCTGCTCTAATTGCTCAGGACTTAAGCCTGCACTTCGGGCGTAACTGATTGCGGTGTACCAGGTTGCAGAACTTTTTTCAGCTTGTCCAGTTGTGCTTGTAGCTGTTCCATTCCAAGTTGATCCTGATTGTATTGATCGCTGCCCTCTTTTTCCGAGTCCAACTTCTTCTGCATGATATCCAGAATCTTGTTGTACCCTTTGACAAAACTGGTAAGCTTCCGCGCTAAAAAATTGTCAGCATGTAAAGACTGAATGATATCCGAATAAGCAGCATTGGTTTTGTCATCGTCAGCGAAGATGGTATCTTCAAGAGCTTCCACCACTTTGTCACGACTAGGCTGTGAGCGTTTGAAATAGGCTAAGGCATAATAATACGCGTTTACAATTTGCTCTGGATCTTCGTCTAATAAACCATCAACGAGGACGTCAAAGCCATCACGTCCATCCTTACTAAGTTCTTTCTTTACTTGGTTAGCAAAAGCATAATTAAGTTTAGGGGTACAAGTAGTGCCATCAATCATTAAATTTTCCATAGTCTAAATTTCCTCCATTATTTTCCGGGTTGTGGATTGGCATTAGCATTGGTGTTAGTTGTGGTGGTGCCACCAATATCAGTATTATGAGCAAAATCAAACATTTTCAAACCGTCAGCGAGTAGTTGCGGGTCTAACTCACTAACATCGAGTACGCCATCTTGAGTATTACCATCGATGTTGTAAGTAATATTAGCGTGTAACAAGTTGTTAACTGCTTCGGTTTCAGGCAATCCATTCGGCTTAGCCATCCCAAATTCAGCGGGTACAGACTTTACTTTGCCATTAGCGTCTAGTGTGGCTTCATTGAAGTCCATACGCCAAATGCCAATGGCGGTATCTTGTTCAACTGCTTTCTTAAGTCCGTCATGAATTTTGTCACCAATTGTCCAATACGAGTCAACGACAAATGTTTCAGCCCGCGAACCGGACGTGTGCAAAACGCCTTGTTTCAAGTTGACAGCCGAACTTGCACGCGTGTTAGTCGTACTGGAAGCTGCTTGCAGTCCCAGCATTTGAATTAGGGTCGCTTTATCGTCCCAGGGAAATTTAATTCCGTATAAAATTTTGTCAGCACTTTTTGTTTGTAGCTTTAATCCAGCCATATAGTGTTTCCTCACTTTCCATAAACGAAAATATCAAATAAATAAGCCAACCGAGTTAACGGCCGGCTTTCTAAACTGTTATCACTTAATTTACGCATTGACGAGCTGTCATACTTAGATGGCCATTCGGCTAGTTTCAATCGTTGCATAGCATTAGCCACTTGCCGCCCTAGCGCGTATGCTTGGCCAACGTTAGCCACATCAGTATAGACATCGATTGCCACAGTACCTAAGAAGTAGTCCAAAACTTTAATATCAGTTTGCTCTTGCTCATTCTGCAAGCTGACAATTATCTGTGGGAACTTAGTTGGCCGTTGCTGGCCGAAGTCATAGACGGGAACGTTCAATGCTCGCAGACATTGCTTAACGCTCAGTAACAAATCTTCCTCTGGTGACATCTTATTCACTCCCTAGTACCGCTAGTCGGATAATACGTTCAAATTCATTATCTAGTCGCATAGCAACCTTTTCGCCTGTTGGATTCATGAACGGTTCCGCGGCCATTTTGTACGTGCCATATTCTACATAGACACCGTAATAATCAACGCCATCTTGGCTAGTCAATGGTTTCTTACTACCGCTGCCGGCAATAGCTGCTAGTGCACGTTTTTGATCAGCGACGGTTGCCATTGGCATAATATCCACCGACTTACCATCGTCACTAAGCTTAATTTCAATCGAGCCTTGCAAAGTACCCGTTGGGTCATATCCTGACTTGCTATGGCCGACTTGAGTACGCTCTAAACCTTGAGCAGCTTCTTTCTCACGAGCACCAGCGTTTTTAATGAATGCTTTGCTGAGCGCTACTGCTCGTTGATATTCCTTATCGGCTTCTTCCAAAGCTTCTGGCATACCATTGCGTGCAAGTCCCCTAGCTGTTTCAAATAATTGATTAAAATAATCAACATCAATTGAGAATGTAACGACTGGTATCTTGTCATAGTTATTCGCCATGCAAAATCACCTCGTTGTGAATAATATAGAACGCCGTTTGCTTATCGTGCTGACTAACTTTCTGAATCTCATGTACCGTATCATTATCGCCAACAACATATTCACCCTCAAAGCCAATTGCATCAGCATGATACCGCCCATAAACGCGGATAACCGTTGCATTGTAAACCGTACCATTTGGGGCAAACGTTAGATTAACTTGTTGAATATTAGCCCACACCACTTGTTTTTGATAGCTTACTTGATGGTTAAGACCATTAGGATCAGCATCAGGAAGTTTAGTCAATAAATAAACCTTATCTGGATAGCGCATGCCATCACCACCCAATTGCAGTGGCACCGCGCGTGGTATTAGCTTGACCATCTATCCAAGCTTGAAGATCTGGATAGTAAGGTGCTAGATCGTTAACATTGAATTGGAACGACAGCCCTTCCTCAGTGTGAGACTTCTCACCTTCATTATGGAATTTGTTAAACTTAGTTACGGCCAAGTTCTCGACAATGTAATCTAATCCTGAAGGTAAGTCTGAAACGCGAATAGATCGGCCCAAGTATAGCACGATCGCTTGCCTTGAGTGGTCAATATACAGTTTGAGACGGTTCTTTTCATCGTCAGTAGGTTCAATACCCAACAGCGTAATCACATTGCTTAATGTTTTGCCATCATCTTGTGAATCACTCATAAGTGCCTCCTCCTAGCTATTTACCAGAATTAGGTGTAACTGGACTTGTTGATGGTACGATTGTATCGGCACTCGTTACAAATTGTGCCATCGGGATTAGCTTGTGATCGTAGACTTTTGACCAGTTAGTACCATCAGCTAAGTCAGCCATTGCTGGATAAGTTTTGCCTGGATTTTTAGCAACAAAATTGCTTTCATTCCAAGACAAGCCTTGTGGTGCAAAGACGAACCGACGACGGTTAACGAGATAGTCAACCCCATGGTTTTTCAATGGATCACGATTAGTTTCGACCGCATTAGTAACTGGCAATTCAGAATAGCCAACCGCACCTTGGGCAAACAAGTAACTCGTGTATTTGCCATTATCAACCGGTAAACTATCATCAACTACAATTTGAACGCCTTTAATTTTGTCACCAGCATCAGGCGCTTGAATTGCCGTTGGTACATTACTATTGCCATTTAAGACGAAGGTTGAGTTATTCTTAGCGTCAACTAGGTTGGCATCTTGTAATTGACGGAGAATATCAGAATGAACCGCTACAATGGCCAAGTCTTTATACCGGTCACCCAGCAAGAAGCGAGCCTTGTTAAAGTTCTTTAAGCTGAACGTTGTGTCAGTCTTATCAGTCGTAGTGTCTAATTGATTGACACCTTTCATACTGGTTGAACTAAAGACCCCTGTGAGAGTTTGTAGTAAGAGCTTTTCATAGACGTGTGACCAATAGTCGCTGACTTGATCGCCAATGGCACTTAATGGATCGGCTCCTGATAGTTCAGCCGACAAGTCAGTTGCACTCCAAGCTTGATCAAAGCCTAATTTGCGGGCTTGCGCTAAGTCAGTAGTAATCTTATTGACTAATAGGTCCGTTGTGTCATCTGGCACTTGAGGATCGTCGTCAGCTAGTGGCTTAAACAATGGCATATTGGCTACTTTGCCAGCGCCTAATAATGCTGCAATTTGTGGAACGTTTTGAACGACGCCACTCGTAAAGAAAGCGTTGTTTTGTGTTGATTTTTCAGCTAAATATGCCCCCCAGTTTTCAGGGATCTGCATATCACTTAATTGGGTAATATTTCCATTTGCCATGAATTATCTCTCCTTATTTTCCAACATAGAATGACTGACTAATTGGCTGTGCACTAGCAATTAGTTTCTGAGCCTGTTCTTTGTCAGTATTATAGATTTCAGTTTGCTTTGTTAAGTTCCAACCATCTTTAGACCATGGATTGTCAACGCCAGTTTCTAACTGGGACGTGTTATTGTCACCAGTAGTAACGGTTTGTTTGCCAGTCAATAACTTTTCAGTAGCCGCTTGAACTTGGTCATCAACGTATTTCTGTAATAACCCTAGATTATCGTTTGTTGCATCTTCGTCAGCACCCATAACCAGCGGTAACATGTCAGGGCTAATTCCCTTGTCGAGTAACATTGACTTGGTCTTGTATTCCTGAATCTGAGTTGCTAATTCTTGATCGTGTTTAGCCATGTCTGCCTCACGTTGCTTGCGATCAGCTTCAGCTTTTTGTTCAGCGGTCATTTTAGCCCGTTCTTCAGCCTGCTTTTGTGCATCAACTAGTTGTTTTTGAAAGTCAGCTTGCTGTTGATCAAGTTTCTTAGACCACTTGGCATGTTGTTGACCAATCAATTCATCAATCTTAGCTTGTTGTTCATCAGTAAATGTCACCGGTTCATCAGATGGCTTACCACCGTCAGGGTTGGTTTCCGGATTCTTTGGTTCTTCACTCATTAGATAACCTCCATTTAACGTCTGTCGACTTAATTCGTTTAACGCCCGTCGGCTAAAAAGGTGCATAAAAAATAGGCCTTTTAATGCCATGTCTAGGGCAATCAAGTATTAATTAAGTTCACTTAAAACATCTTTGTAGTCCATTTGTACCGGGATTACATTGCAATGACAACGTGGGTGCAATGGTGGCACGTTCATACCGACCACAGCATCTTTAATTTCAACAATCGTACCATCATGGCCCTCACAGTATTTGCACACATGAGGATTATCTCGGGTAACAATCTTTAACTTGGTAAAGCCTAAATTGTTGTATTGCTTGGCACATTCCCGCGTCTGAGTTGCTTTGCTCTCAGTAACTAAAATGCGCTCCATATCAGCTTTAGTTGACATGTAGCGCTTTTGCATGTCTGTTTCCCATAAATTTTCATTAGGATTAGGTTTACCAGCGACACCTAGTTCTTTTGTAACAGTTTTGCTAATCGAATTAGGATTGACATGATTTTGCATTTGAAACTTGATAATGTTATCTAAATCAATTGCTAACCTATTAGCATGCTTAAAAATTAAGTCTAGCGAGGTATTCTCAGGCTCATTTTGAGCGGCCACTCGATACAATGCGCGCCGTCCAAGCTGTGTATTATAACCACCTAGGCCACTACCGGTTAACTTAGTTACCTGTTGAACGATGTCTGCTTGCTTAGCTTGGACCAGTTTGTTAACTTTTAATCCCATGTTAGCGACATTCACGCGTGCTTGGGCCTGAGCGACATCAAGATTAGTTTTGTAAGGTAGATTATTTAATAGCGTGGCTAAAACTTGTTCTTCCTCGCGACTGGCATTTTGTTTTAGCTCAAGTACTGCATCGGTCAACTCTTTAATGTCGGCATTGTCAGCATCATCTTGCCAGGTTACATTTTTGTGCAGAAAATAGGTTAAATTTTTAACCTGTGCGTGATGTGAACGTTCAATAATACTAATCAACTGTTGGAAGACTGGATCCTTAACATCTAGAATTTTTGCCAAGGCATGAGCCAATTTATTAATATCCACTAATCGGCATCTCCTTCATTTTGCTGATTAGGTAATGGCGTCTTTTCACCGGTAGCAAATATCTTGCCGAGTCCACCAGCACCTTGAGCATAGTTACTTTCGTCTTCCTTAGCATCATGTATACCTTCTTTAATGCGCTCTGCTTCAGTATCAGCATTGATTCCAGTAATTGGTTCAGCCATATCACGAATGGTTTCGTCACTGAATTTGCCAGTACCATTAAGCTGTTGTATAAGCTGTGCTGTTGCATCGTCGTTCTTAGGTAAGTTCGGCATGAAGTTTGCCTTAAGCATTGTATTCCAGTTGTTAGAACTAATTTGGTTGAGTGTTTGCCAGTAGTTAACACAAGCATTAAGGCGAGCGTGTAAGCCACGTTTAAACAACGTTTCCTGTAGCTTGCGTTCTTGATCACTGCCCCATAGTTTATAAGACATAGCCACACCAGATGCGTTAGAAGCAAAGTTTGGATCATTAACGTTAGGTGTGTTTGTATACTTGTGAATTTCGTTAATAAGAAAGTTCGTATACGTTGACCAGCCAGCTGCATCATACTGCTTTGTTAGATACTTAGCGTCAGGTTGAATAATATGCTTGGCAGTGGAACCAACGCCGCCACTTGCTGCGAATGGCTCCAAATACCACATATGATTTTTAGGATCAACGTTTGGGTGAGCCGGTTCAATGATAATTGGCTGTCCATCTTGACCCAGCTTCTTATTGCCATTCTCGTCCAGAAAATACTTAGGCTCCGTCATATTAGAGAACTTACCAGTCAAAACAATATTGGCATTATTGAAGTCTTCCTGAAAGTCAGCCATCATCGACACACTTTTATCCAGTGCGTCTAATTGATCAAGCTCTGGTTCCCAATCACCCAATCGTTCATCGTTGTTGCGATATTCAGTTAGGGGAACGGCATTAAAGAAATGTGGTAGTGTATCGTCTAGAACCGCATTAGCAACTGGTGAATTTGTTTGCGGTAACCCACCATTACTGTGAAACTTATATAGCTTACTATCCGTGTAAATTTCATAATGTTCTGTTAACTGATTATCTAAAATACCGGTCTGATAATAACGAACACCCACCAGTGGGTGATGATCAACTGTATCATCATAAATCACAAATGCTTGTTCAGGGTCAATCCGAACCAACCCTAAGTCAGTTGTGCCAGCTTTAACGTAAATTAGGTCGTAAGCCCTCCCAGTGATTGACAAGTCCTTAGCTATCTGCTGATCAACGTAGTCTGCATTCGTATTACTGATAAAGGCGTTCAATACATCTTGAAATTTATTTGCTTGACTATCATCAATATCGGTATCATCTTGCAACTTTAATTGAATAGGATTACCAATTAAATAGCCGACTCGAATGCTTGTCATATAACGAGCGAACGCTGCTGCCACTCGATTGTTAGCATGGTAAGGATTATTACTGTCTCCTTGATTTTTAATTGCATTATTAGCTTGGTAGTAATCATACAAATTTTGAAGTCTCAAAACTTGATGATTCTGATGATGGTTAATAAACTGGTAGACAATCTTCATTAATTCTAACGGCTGTTCTGCAACTGCCGTGTATGTTCCAACTGGAACCGTGTAGTCTCGGTTGGCTTCACGGTCAAAACGTCGCTCTCCATAAATACTATTAATAATCATTCACTCCCATCTGACGACCAATCGCGTATTGTTCATCCCATTTAACACCTAACGATCCATCATAATCCCCCATATATTGTCGAACTGCATAACGCAAAGCGTCAATTGCATGGTTGTCTTGGTCTTTAGGCTTGCTTAGCGTGTTACCCATGCGATCACTATCAAAAACATAGCTGTTTAATTCACGCCACAAATTCTTGCATTTAGGGTGAACGTGAATTTGATATTGCCATAGTTGATCAATACCAGCCTCAACCGGTGTTTTTACAACGCTATCAGCATTGACAATTCCTAAATCGTTTAATTGAGCGGTTCTTTCAGGGCTTGCGCTATCTGCGTATATCCTAGCTCGTTCATAGCCGTTAAATTTTAACCATTCAGCAACATGTGGTGTTGTTTGATGATAGGTATACATCTCGTCATAAACCCATAGTTGCTTATTACGAGTATCAACAGCAACGGCCACGAAAGCGTTAGGATCATTACCGAAGCCATAGTCCAGTCCAAAGCCAGTCTGCCCACACTCTTGTATCTTATCCATAGCATTAAAGTCCACTTGTTCAATGTTATCTTCAAATACTAGCCCTTCAGCTACGCCCCAGTCGCCATCAACGACTGTCTTAGCGCGTCTAGGGTTAGTTTGGTATAAACTATAGAGCCGCTGCTTATATTCGTCAGAGACGAACTCATTGCATCTAACGGTAGTCGTGCGAACAAAGGCATCATCACGTTTCTGGTCGAAAAACTCACGCTTTAGCCAATGGTGTTCATTCCATGGGTTAAACGTGAGTGTCACTTGATAAAAGACTTGTGGATCATTGCCACGTAACGATTCAATTACCGTTTGTAACTTGCTAAATGATTCAATTTCATAGGCTTCTTCTACCCACAGCCAACACAATTCACCAGTAAGGACATTAACTGAAGTTAGTTTTAACGGATCATCAAGGCCACGAAAGATGATTTTCTGGCCAGTTGGCAAGTAAGTGATCTCTGGCAATGACTCGTTATACTTAAAATAACGCGCTAAGTGGAAATCATTAATAGCCTTCTTGCATTCCACAAAGGTGCTGGTCTTGTTAGTGTTGGCATTACGCCTTACGACTAAGATATTTGACCAGTGATACTTAACTAACCGGTAAATTAAATTGTGAGCAGTGGTTACAGACTTCTTCGATCCACGACTGCCTTTAATCACTCGGTAAAAGTGATGATCACGCCAGAAATCGGTATAACCATGACCAATCATCTTAGCTAAGTTAACTTTGATTTCCATCGTCTTGGTTGTCCTCCTTATCTGGTGTTAAATTATCGTTAAATACAATCTGGACAGTTTCATCAGTATTGCTTATCTGTTTAGCCTTAGCCTCCGCAATATCTGCATCAGCTTTAAGCTTGCGAATCTGTTGTTCAACGAGCTTATCGTTGCCCGGATAACGCTTTAGTATTTCCTTAGCAACAGCCGTTTTGTCCTTGGTAGTTGGTGGACGTTCAATAGATTCAGCACCGTCAGCGGTACCCACCACTACGGTTTCTAGCTCTTCACCACGAAGCACTCTAGTGTAAAATTCCATAACCTCTTTGGCGTCTGCAATCTTGCTAGATTCTATCTCAGCCATCTGTTCATCGATGTATTTTTTGATGTCAGGTTTTGTCAGGTTCTCCTGCCCAACTGAGCGGGCTGAGCGTTTACTATACCCCGCTTTACGAGCCGCATCAGCAGCATTACCAGACTTGATATACTCGTCGGCAAACCTCTGCTGTTTTGGCGTTAACTTTCGTGTCATTACATACCACCACACCTCCGTTTTTAAACCAGTCGAAATCGACGGGTTTAGAATTAATCTAGTAAATCATAAGTTTGTTTAAAAATATCTGGTTTACATGGGTAAAACTCACCGTGAACTCCTTTGATGATGTAATCACCGACGTTAGCAGTCATAGTCCCCTCTAAAGTTTCAATAGTCAATGTGTCTTTTTCGTCAAAGAATCTAATGTTGTCATCATCATAAATAGCTTTTAACAGCCATTCAGGGCGTTCAGAAAAAGAACTATTTCCATTGACAAATCCTCTAAATTCAACATACTCAATGACTACCGGTTTCTTTTGTGCTCGCATGCTGCACCTCCTTATTTTTATCCAAACTAAAAGCGCCATGCTGTTTAGCACGACGCTTCTTATCCTTACACCACTTATCCAACCGGGAATCAGCCTGCACCCATTCAGGTGGCTCATACCCGTATTTACTTCTTATCATTCTTGCCATGACATCGCTCCTAAATTTATGTATTAAAAAAGCCCAGTAATTAGCCGAGCCCTCAAATAAAATTGTGTACAATTTAACTATTTTATAAATCGGTTATATACCCACACAAAAATTAATAATAGAAATAATAGGGTAATAACCGCTGTTACTACAATAATTGTATAATCAGTAATTGTTACTCCTAACACGCTATCTCCTCCTAATCTATCTATGACTAAAAAGCTTATGTAACTCTTCATTTATATCAGCATTCATCTTATTATAATCACGTTCGTTAGAATCGAAATCAGTTATTTCAGTTCTTAATAAATCTAAGGGATCAATCTGATAACCAGTAAAGTCGTACTTAAGTGAAGCAATTAAGTTTGCTATATATAACATTAGCTTAGCGCCACCATCTCGTTGACCTTTAAAATTGTATTGATTAAGAAGCCCCAATATAGCGACCGTTTTATCGGATCCATATAATAACGTTTTGTGAGTTAAACTTTTAAAGCGTGCGATTCCATCATCTGAATTTAAAGTTTCCATTGTTTCATCCATGAATGTGATATATTTAGTCCATTCCTCCATAACTCCTTTTAACTCAGATCCACCAAGTTGCCTGAAATACTGTTCAACTTGTAATTGACGATTATTCAAAAACTTTGTGTTTGCAATCAACTTATTACTAATATGCGCAGGAAGCTGCCGCAAAAATAAAATTAAAACACCTAATAAAACGGTAAAGATTGTAGCTATAATATTCATATACATAAAATCATTCCTCCAAACTACTTTAACTATACAAAAACTCCCGCCAATAAGCGAGAGCAGTTTGAAGGATTACTGAGAATACTTGAGGGAGCCAAAGCCCCCTTTCAGTATCTATATACAATACCACAGCGCGCATGTTCCTGCATGCAATCTGGTGGCCAGTTTGATTGCGCTAGTTATATCGCCGGCAGGCCTCGAACCTACATCCCATTGTGACTTGCCAATTAGCCCACGGCGATACTCGCATTCAACGGCCGACGTTAAACACGAAGACTAATGCCGGTGGCAGAGAGGAGCGCATCACCCCTTATAAATCCGCCGGCTACACAGATAGCTGGATTTGAACCAGCATAGGCGGTTTTGGAGACCGCCATCTTGCCAATTAGATCATATCTGCTTAATAGACGGGCCATCATATCAACTAATCAAGGAGACAATGCAACTGTACATCTGTGCCCGTCTAACGTAGCCTGCTGGACTCGAACCAGCGACAACCTGATTAACAGTCAGGCGCTCTTCCAACTGAGCTAAGGCCACAACTAGTAAGTGGACTTGTTGTTTTCCGGTTGACCAACTAGAAATTAACAATTACGCATTTGCGACATGTCTGCCCACTTACTAATTTGAACAATGTTCCCCGTACCAATCGTAGGAACTCTGGCACCTTCGATTAGGTAAGATGCACGTCTTCTGCCTGCAGAGCTGTTCAATACCCTGCAGCACACGGTTACGTGGTGGTGTGGACTCGAACCACATACAGCATAATAAATACCGTATTTACCTTAATCCGCCACATACAACGGCTAGGACTATCAGAAAAACGTTTATTTGTCGCCCTAACCAATTATCGATAATACTAATTTACCACCAATTTATTGCTATGAAGTCCGGCTTGAGTTCGGAAAAAGTTCGGTTAAAGTCCGGTCTGAGTCCGGTTTTGATAAATATTCAGGTCTTCTAGGTAATAGCTCTGTGCAAACTGCAGCATTGCCAATGGCTTCCAGCGATCAAAATACTGAGTCTTGCTGTAGCCAATATCCATGTAGCACATCGTGTCACTGTATCCTTGCAGATATAGCCGATCTAATATCTCCTGGCACTCATGATCACAACGAGCCATGGCCTGAATAGTCTGTCGGACAATTTGCTCTGCGTACAGGCGGCGTGTAATCCGATCCTCGGCCGAGTTACCAGCTGGGGCCGACTTAGGCATGCCATCCATGCTAGGCGATTTAAGATCAGCGACCGAATGGCCGGACGCCCGAACTGCTTGCGGTAACTTTTTATCCAGGAACCGCCGCACCTGTTTAATTGTTTTCTCCTGGTCAATTGGTGGAAAAATTTCATCTGAAATAACTTGCTGTTCGCCCATCATGCGCCCCTCCGCTTTCGTATGCTATAATTAATGTGTTAGATATCAATCGTAGCGCGGTCAGCAATGGCAGCGCTTTTTATATGTTATACTTACAACGGTCATCCGAGTGGTCCTGTGACTGGTCGCCTTAGTAGGCGGCTTTTTGTTTGCTCTCGCGATCACTCAACTCCATAATGTCAGCAATAAAGTCCTGGCCAATTTGTGCCTGTTGCTCAGTTGTTAGCGCCGCGTTCATTTCCAGGTTGGCAACTGTGGCTTTCGTTTGGATTGCTTTGGCGTATTCGTTGTCAGTCATTTTTCTTCCTCCCATAAATGCAAGTCGTACATAAAAGTTTCAAATCTGGCCTTATTGAATTGATAAAGCTTCTCATCTGATCCATAAGGTCGCTCGATTACTAAATGATCATCCTTAATTTCAAGGTAACCACTATTATCAAGCTTCTTATCATAATATTCATAGTAATCATTTCCGAGTCCGGTCACATCATGATAATTCAGCGTTTTCCACGCTTGCTTCCCTGCATCTTCAAAAATACGAATGAGTTTTGGAGTAATATCAAATTCTGACCGTTTTGAAAACAAGCTAATATTATGTGCTTTGACAGCAATCTTTAATTCATCAACTTGAACTACATTCATTTCTTTTCCTCCAATAGCTCCGGTTTCTCGTGCACGTTGCCAATAACCTTAAATTGATCAATAAAAGAGTCGTGTAGGCATGGTTCAATTAAATGTTGGCCTATTGGCTTTAGAAACATACCGGGTCGTCCAAACAGGTCTTCTGAAACAACTTCATTAACGGTCGGAACCATCGTTAGTTCACTAGCATCTGACCATACTTCTACTACATCACCAACGTAAATATCATCACCGTTTGCGTCTTTCAGGCCGGTAAATTGCTCAGGGATATATTTTTCTGGCTCCGTTTCAGCAAGTGCTAAAATATGACTTGCTCTGCTGTAAATCATTTCTTGCATAGCACCATATTTTCCAAATGGCATATGCCACGCTCTAAATTTAATCATCGTTTTCCTCCAGTTTTAGCAATGTCATAGCCCCACTCAAAGTGCTGGTGTGCGGTTTCTCTGGCAGCCGCTTCGATTTCTTTTTCAGTCGCATTATCCGGCACTTCAACAATATCGTGCCATTCTGCATTAACGTCCCAACACGAAGACCATACGTTCAGCTTAATCATCGTCGCCATCTCCATTATCAGTTAGCATTCTCAAATAGCCGGTTAGTGCTGCTAATCCGTTTTTCGTAAACGACATGCTTACTACTTGGTTATTTTTTCTGGTAAACTTTTTGATTGCCGTAACCGTGTATGTTCCGTCATGATTATTCTTAATACCTAAAGTGCTTTCTAAAACTTTAGGCTCTGTAATTGCTACTTGCTCGTATTGCATTTTCAATCCTCCCCAAACGCTTCAAACGCCCGCTTGCGTTCCTCGTTAGTTGGTTCCTTGATCAGTATTTTCATAATTAAAAACAATTGCTCCGTTCTCCTTACTACCAACTAGCTTTAAAGTCTGTCCTGATTTACGATTTAAAGATACGTCCATGACATGCCGAATACTCTTGCCCGTCCAATACACACCAGAAACTTTTTTAGATTTCTTCGGTTGACAGAAATGTCTAGATACCTTAGTTTCAGTATTCGTTCCCATAAAAGCAACTTTATGGTTCTTAATATCAACGTATAATTCTATGAATTGTGCAAAGTTAAGTTCTCTGCAGAAGCCCCTATTAAACGTTACACTGCTATCTGTTACCTTAATTGTCGGTGTTGAACCCATACCATTAGTAGAACTCAGGTCAACCTGCTTAAATCCATTTAATATTGTCATTATTCTTCGCCCTCCATTGATTCTGCCATCGCCATGATCAGCGGGTAGTCTTCCCATGCTACTTCCGATTCATCTGCATATCCCATAGCCTCACAGGCCGCTTGTATGGCCCATGCCGGTATTTCTTTATCCATGGCGGCTAGCTCACCTTCTCAGCAACTATTCCACGGCCCTTCTTACGCCGGTGGTTGGCCGGTGAACCGTAGAATCGAATTGTGTCAACTTTGACGTGACGCCGTTCAGCTAGCTCTTGGGCAGTACCACTGTCAATCAAGTCATCACCCCGATACAAGTAATAAATCGGTTTAATTTTTGTCATATCAATCACTCCCTAATTAGCCTCCAGCAACCGCACAAAGTCGTTCTTTAACCGTGCCTGAGAATAATCAACGCCTTTGCTATCAAGGTATTCTTTAATTTCTGGCAAGGTACTGAACGCATTAGGTTTGGCAGGTCCATCTTCAACACGATCATCAGCTTCCTGTGTATCATCTGCCATCCACTTAGGGTGGTATTCACGATTCAAAACATAGTAATGGCCGTCTTCATCCGTCTCACCACGAATACCAGTTGCCCAAGCCATAAACAACTTAGTATCGCAATGTGGGCAGTGCCAGTAGCTGTAACCGAACTTAACGCGCTCATCACGATCATAGCCGCAATTAGGACAATCAATTTTTGCCTGGACCAAGTCACCACGCACTGGTTCACCAATGTGGTTTAATTCCGGCCAGTGTTCTTTGAGACTAGTCTTAAGGCGTTCAACCGTCTCAGGCGTGTCCACCACGACACTTTCATCTGGCAAATTATTCTTGATTACTACTGGATGTTCCATTCGGGTAATCTTGTCCTCATCGTAGTCCCGTCACAAGACTATAGGCCATCACTAATTGCTTGAAACTCAGGTCGTTGTCAGTAGTTACTTTCAAATTTGCGTTTTCACCATCAATTTTTAGCTTCATCTTTATTCTCCCTTATCGTTCGGATCGATATCATACCAGTCCTTAGCGCACATCAATTTCCAGCGATAATCATCGCTCTTGATCACATGGTTTAAGTGCTCGCAACGCTTGAATGCGTCGCCATACCGCTTATAAAGCTTTGGGTAGTTTTTCATAATTTCGCCCTGGAAGGTCAGGACGACCATGTAGGCCACTACCGTCTTTCTGCCTAGTTTAAGTGCCAAATCAGTCATCACTTCACGTCCTCCGTTCGATTTAATCCCTTAGTCACAATCATCAAGGCCTCTTCTGCCGACCGCGCTACGCCGTAAATCACCGGGTCGTATGCTATCTCTTTGGCGAAGTACTCTTGCGCAGGCCGTCGCTTACCTGTCTTTGTCTTAACTTCGATAAAGAACATCTTGCCATCTGACTTACGGTAGCCACAGATGTCAGGGAAGCCAGCCCGTGGGCCCGCGTTGAACATCCGGCCGTCCTCCATCTTCACTTTGCCAACGTTGATTCGCCAGACATGATGGCCCGCCATCGTTAGCGCTTCGATAATTCCACGTTGAATCAGCTGTTCCGGACCCGGCCCACGCTTCTTATGCTTAGCGACTTTGCGCGGCTTCATATGCCGATTTGTTGGTGCTACTCCATTCGGATATTTGATTGTCATATTCGCGGCACCCGGCTAATGTAGTAGCCACAGACAAGGCCATTTGAGTAGCTTGCCTGTTTGATTGAACTAACTGGGGCGCCAAGCTTGTTGCCTAGCAAATACATCGTTTGACCCGTGATAACGTCGTCCGGGTCGTTATACTTCTCAGCCCGCCAGTATTGGTTGCGCAAGCGCAAACTGTATTTATGCACAAGGTGACTTACCTGCTGGTTAGTAAACCCCGTCTTTATGGCTAGACTTCTAATTGTGTGACAGTCATCATGGTAAGCGCGGCGAATGGCCTTGATTTGCTCGCGCTCCTCAGTCTGTGGATCTGGTCGCATACTGGCTAGATAGGCCGCATCGTCCCATGGCTTAGCTGCTTCCTCTTCAATGACTACTGGGAACTGCCACTCGCCATGTTGGTACTTTGCCAGTACCAAGCGATGTAGTTCTGGTTCATCGCCAGTAGCTAGCACCCTGTGCTCCTCATCAAACGTCTTGATTGCATACATTAGACAGCACCCCCGCTAATTCCTTTTCGTAGTGCTGGTGTACCGCCTGCGTACAATTAGGGCACGGCTGTACTACCCATACACCTTTCATAATTTCAACATGCACAATCTTTGTGCCATTACATTCACACATTAGAACGATACCTCCCGCTTATCCGGTGTTGCTGCTGTAAAGCTAATGACGTGCCCGTTTATGCCGCGGTACAATCGCGAGATGATCTTCGGGTTATATACGTTTGCTAAACCGGCACTACCCAAATTGGTGGTGATAATGGTTCGCTGACGATTATTCACAATCCCAAATAACACATTCTGCACGTAATCGCTGGCTTCTTTTCGGTTCTTACTCTGATCACTTTGGAACGTCGCTTCTGAGCCTAAATCATCAAGCACTAGCAAGTCTGCATCGCCTAGCAATTGAACCATGTTTTGTTCGGTATAACGGCTGTCAGGATGGCCGAAACTGCTTTTGATTAACCGGAACAATTCATTTACGCTAACGAATAGACAGGCCATAGATTTATCTGCGTGTTCATTTACCGCTTTAGCAATTGATAAGGCCAAATGTGACTTACCGCGCCCCGGTAGACCCGTCAATATCGTGTTGTACGTAGTTTTCGGGTTTAAATACTCGCCAGCAATCTTCCGTGCCAGCTTTAGGTTATTCGCCGACTCCGAACTGTTCGGGCGGAAATTATCAAAGTTGGCATCCATCAGAGTCGGATCATCAAATATCGAGTCCATAGCCAACACGTCAGAGGTTCGGCGCTTATGCCAGTAGTCATTGGCATGATCAATAATTTTGTGATTTTGCTGTTCAATTTTTTCTTTGGTACAAACCATGCAGAATGGTTGGTGTCCCTGCATGTAGACCATATTCACCCCATGTCGTGGGCAAACTTGGTCGCTAGTCTTTAATCGTTGTAGCTCAGGAAAACTAATCCCTCGCGCACTCTTAGAAGTCGTTTCTGACATACGTTTGTGCCTCCCTTGATGCCTGACCACCGCTAGTCGCAGCTGGTTGAACGGGCGGTGTCATGTCGTAATTGCTTAACCAACCACCGTTATCTAACCAGTTCGCTAGCTGCTGAACGTACTGTCCCTGTATCCCCTTAACTTCCAAGTACCGCTTATAATTGCCGATACCCTGAATGATTTGGCTCTTAGTGGCTTTACCAGCGGGGTTGGCGCCAGTAACGGTAGCCCGATAATAAGCATTCCATGCGTCACCAAACTTTTCTTGGCGTGGGTAAACAGCCCACACTTCGTTCTGGAATTCTTCACGAATATGGTCACGTGGGTCTTGATTATCTTTTTCAGTAGTAGTCGGTTCAGGTGTAGTATTAGTAAGTTCTTTGGAGCTACCAGTTGGGCTACTGTCTGGGGTACCAGTTGAGCTACTACTTGGGTTACTAGTTGGGCTACTATTATCGTTTCTAGTAGCCCAAGTAGTACCGTAAAGCCTGATAATTTGGTACTGAGGCTTTTGCTTATTTCTTTTGCCGGGGACGTATTTGATTAATCCAAGTTGTACTAGTTCGTTCCTTGCCTTCTTTAGCCCGGCCTCGGATAGTCCAGTAAGATCGAGCAACGCAGAATTCTTTAGGGTAAACAGTTTATCTAGCTGATACTCATCGTTCGCGTAGTCCAATAACTCGCGATACAGGTTATTTTGACCAGTTGAGATATCTATTTGATTCCGTTTCAGATTTCTGTAAGCTCGTCTTTGCTTGAAATAATCCAAATCTACACCTCCTTTACTAATGGGCCTTTCACCCATTCGGTGGATTCAGTCACTGCTGCATTCAAGCCAATTCGAATGTTTATTTCTTATCAAATGCCGCTAGCAATCCTTGTAGCTGGCTCTTAACATCCTCTGCTTGTGCTACTGTCAGATTCTTCCAATCATCGTCAGTCCCTTTCCAATCAGAGACAATTTGTTGAATAACCTCATTAGTCACTGATAATGGTGTGCCATTCTTGGTTTGGGTGGCCAGTTCACCAGCAAGGTTAGCAATCTCACTCGTCTGTTTTGAACTAGCAATGATGGTGGTAGGATCAAAATCTTCATTCGCCTTATCGTCTGCTACAGGCTGTTGCTTGCCAGCTAGTAATAATTTAGCAGCAGTCTTAAATTCAGGTTTCTGTGCATTCTCAGCTAGCCATTCAATATAGCCACGATTCTCATTCATGACATCTCCCATGCTCTTGCCTTTATTTTTGCCAAAGTTAAGTTTTAAATTAAAGGCTTCATCATGAGTCATGGTTTCGTTATTCTCACGTTGGTTAAAGTTCTGCATATCTTCGACATCCTGTGTGAAGACATTTGATAAACTAGCGATGGTCAGTGTGGCATCAACCTGGGCCCGCTTTTTCGCCATCTTCAGTACCGTGTTTTTCATTGAAAAACCATCACGAGAAACGTACTTACTCTCTTTTGTGTTTGCCGACCCCAATCCCTCAGTTAACTGCATACCACTCTTGTACAGCACGCACTTGACGGTGTAGTCGAAATAACCCGAATCGTAGTCCTCAACCTTATCAATGACGTTATACTCGCTATTAACGCCCATCAGCATTTGAATCTTCTCGGCTCCAGGCTTCAATAATGTGGGTTTCTGTGTACCAGGGACGACCCCAAAATCTTGACCATCTTTTAGTTGATGTTGAACCATAGTTTGGAAATTAGAGATAGCCTGTAGTTCGCTAGCCATCTTGTTTTGATCAGTACCCATGATTAGGGATAAACTGTTCGTTTGATTTTCTGCTTTCGCGATTGCTTCACTCATATCGGTTCCTCCTAGTATTTAAACGTGACCTTCTCAGTTGCGGGCTTTTCAGTAATACCAGCGATAATCTCGCCATCTTCCATGACAAACTTGTCACCAACCATGCGACCAGCTTTTTTTAAATCGACTTTATCAATAGATTCCTTGACCTTGATATATTGGCTCATGCCCTGATTACGAAGTGAGTTTAAAACCATCTTTTCGTCATACGCCAACCCAGCCGGGTTCTTACGAGTTGATACACGGCCATTAGGGGTATCGATTTTGAATTTCTTATCGACTAACCGTTGATCACGTAAATAGTCGGTCAGTAGCCCTTCGAAGTACTCGCGGTTGGCTTGGTTCTTATCAAGCTCCCGGTCGCGCCATGCAATTGCCTGGTCAATATTGTTCTTCGCAACTTGGCCAATTTCATCATCATGCGCTTGGATAGCCTTGAGCTTCTTTAACGCCCAGTCAGCTTTCTCCAATGAGTCAATTTTGAAGCCTTCGTTTTCACGTTCTGTCACCGTTCTAAGTTCTTCTTTTAACATTGCATCCATGATTGAAATCCTCCTATTTAATATCCAGCAATGACGCCACTTTCGATTAAGTCTTCCTCGGTGGGCACATCATCACGCCAGCCTTCCGCAGCTTCTTCTTGGTCAATTAACCAGCTATCGTAGCCGTTCATTTCGCCACCTCCATGTCAAACGTTGTCTTAGTGACTGTTTCGGAGTACAATAGAACTCGAAAATAAATTTATTAAGCGTCTTTGCTGCACGGGTACTCCCAATACTCGAGCAGCTTTTTTCGTACTCAAATTTAGGCTTTAGCGATACTTTGCGTACTTCCAATTCGTTCGACCCCCTTAAATTCCAAACCAGCTAGCAACTTCATGACGCTTGAACCATAATGCAGTTAGCACACAGCCTACTATTGCTCCTTCAATCATTGCTATTTCCTCCTATCCTGCTTGCGTTTGTTTTCTTCTGCTCGCCAACGGCTAACTTCCGCCCAATTATATTGGCGAGCCCCTAATGCCACATCAGACGGCAATGGGAAGTCTTCACGTCGCGCCAAGTTGCTTATTGTTGATGGCGAAACATTCCATTCAGCGGCAAGTTCAACACCTTTGAGCCATTTTTTAGGCTGTCCGCCTGCCTGATATTTAGGATTTTTTTTAATGGAAACCACTTGCATCTTTTATCACTCCTTCCTATATTTAACGACTCCATCTTTAAACCATTTTTTCATTCGCTGTTTAAGCTGATCTTGCATGGACAAATCAAAGCCACGACATACATATGCGATTAGGTTTAACAAGTAAAGCACTGCATCGAAACATTCAGCCACTAATTTCTTTGGATCATCAAAGTCATTTGGCTTCAAATCCTCTTTAGGTATCGTTAGTTCATCAAGTGAATCCTGAATAGCCGCTAGTGCTTGGCTCAGCTCTGGCATCGTTTTAACGGCCATTGCTAGTGGTTCCTTCATAATTCGATCGCCATCAATTACCGGTGTCGTAACGCCGACAAATCGATGAGCCAGTTCAATTGCAAAAAATTGATTTTGATTAGGTAACGCTGCTAGAAATGCTGGTACCGATTCTATTCGAATGCGTGCCTGATCATGCCTTTGTTTGTAAATAAGCGTTACTGAGTAGCCTACCTTGCCACTCAGTTCAATAGGCGCTACGTTGTTATGATTCATTACATCAGTCAACGTGCTACCTGCAAATACTGAGCTAGACTGTGTTGACATTCCATCACCACCTTTCAGTTTTATGGGTTTAACCTGAATTAAAAACGCCGGATAATATAATTAAGAGTTAATCATCTCGTAAAATTCGTTCCGGTCCCCGTCGTGAATCATGCCTATCAGTTCTTGAAGCTCGCCTTCCGACATCCAGAATGTCTTAGCATTGATTAGACTCGGCGACACTGCCGGGAGCAGTTCGATGATTGAATCGACAAGTTCACGTTTGTGATTTTTAATTGCTTGCATGTTGTTGCCTCCCATTGGTCTTTGACATTTGAATATTTACGGGCTACTATTTGAAGCTTAGATTTGACTACATTTTGTAGCTAAAAAGGTCAAAAAAAATCTCTTCCTTAGGAATATTGAAAAAGTCTTCCAACTTTTGAAGTTCCCGAGGTTTAGGATTCCTTTTTCCAAGTTCCCAAGCACTGACAGTCTTTTCTGACACTTTCACTACCTTAGACAGTTCTAATTGGGTCAATCCTTTTTTCATCCGTAATTCTCTTAAATGGTTCAAATCAACACCTCCTAACTACGTTTTGTAGCTTACGTTAATTATATTACCCTACGTTTTGTAGTATGTCAACGTTAAAAACTCTGTTTTGTAGCATTTATTTTAAAACTCTACTTTTTGTAGTATTATCATCTAAAGATATACGATTGGAGGGGACTCTATGTTCTCTGAGAGACTAAAACTATTGCGTCAAGAAAACAACTGGACCCAAAAAGATCTAGCAGATAGAATAAACGTTTCAGCAAAAACTATTGGTGCATGGGAACGTGGAACTAGAGAACCGCCGATGGATACTATCACAGTTTTTGCCAATATATTTGATGTTTCAACTGACTACTTACTTGGCACAAGTAATAGCCGAAAAGAGTCTAGTAATGAAATTGATTTAGGTGAACAAATCGAGGATAAAAACAAAATTCTCAAATATCAAGGCCGTCCAATACCTGAAGAAGACCTTAATTTAATTTTGCGCCTACTAAAAAGTGGTAAGGATGATGATGCTGAGTGAATGATAAATTTGAAGTGTTTATGGAACGGTTATTACAATATGCGTTTGATAGCAAAATTGGTTATATTTTAACAAAAAAATTGGAACCTTACACGCCATCAGTTGCTGTTCCTGAAGACAACCAGATAATTATTAATATGAATTGGCACAATCATGATGAGATTCCATTTTCTTTAGCTCACGAAATTGGACATTTTGTCAACGGGGATACTGGGACACTCTATTACACTTCTAACACATTTATGCAGAAGTCTGAACGAGAAGCAAACCTAAGGGCTTTAGAGCTAATTTTGCCTATTTATGCTGACATTAACCAAGGTATGGTTCCTAATAACTATCAAACTGTTATGAATCAATTACAGATACCGCAGTGTCTAGATAATGATGTACGAGTCCAGCTTTTTAAGATGGACTTTCATTAATTAACCTGATCAGCTAGGAAATCATCAAAATCCATAACAAAGGTATTTCATTTATGGATTGCACTTCAAACATGTATCGAGTTGATAACTTGTTGGTCATGAGACCGAATTATATTAAGGGAATTTTAGTTCAAATTAATCTATATAATATGAGGAGTATATGCTATGGGTGAAAAGATTTTGGGTTTAGTATTAACTATTGTTTTTGGATATATTACATATCGATTGTATAAAAACAATAGTATGAAAAAAGGAGTGCGTTTGGGGCTGACAATATTCACAAGTATCTTAACCGTGTCGTCCCTTGTAGGTCCTTATATGGAAAGTAGCAACAAAGCAACTGATAGCAGTACCGTTTCAAAAGCTGATAGCCAGGCTTTTTCAAAGAAAGACAATTCCAATATTGAAAAAGAAAAGGAGAAAGAAAGCCGTTCTGAGTCCAAAAGCAGTGCAGCAAAAGTAAAAAGCGAATCTAAGAGTCAGTCTGCTTCAAGCAGTAAATCTGAATCTCAGAGTGAAAGTAAACTGGTAGAATCAACTAAAAATAAAAACGAGCAAAAGAACTTCGAAAAATTCCAGCAAGATTTAGGTGATGTTCCATCAACTACTAAAGGATCTATCACCTCGGCAAACTATGACCAGACATCAGAGACTTTAAAACTTACTTTATCTGATGAAGCACTAGACTTGCAGGGCGCACAGTTAAAAGAAGTTGTCAGAGCAGCTTGAAATGCTGGAAACTCTCTGGTTGACTCAGACAAACCATTTCCTGATGATAAACAGGTGGTATCTATTATCATTCAGGATTCTGCCGGAAATCAGCTTGCTCATTCAAGCACATTTCTTCATGAATTTAAATATGACGCAGATAAATAACAATTATTAGCCCTACCCGGGCTTTCACGCGAGTGTAGTTCAACGGTAGAACGGTACTCCTTTGAATTGCTGACTAGATACTATGCAGATGCAGGTTCGACTCCTGCAGCTCGCATTTATAATTAATATAGGACCTTTAGCTCAGTTGGTTAGAGCAGACGGCTCATAACCGTCCGGTCGTTGGTTCGAGCCCAACAAGGTCCATTCACGCGAGTGTAGTTTAGTGGTAAAACGACAGCCTTCCAAGCTGTAGTCGCGGGTCCGATTCCCGTCACTCGCTTATACCCCATCACGGGGTATATATTTTTATTTTTTAGAGAACATAAGTTCGAATCAAGGAGGCTTATTATGGCAACCATTTCAAAATATCAGTTAAAAAATGGCAAAACACGATATCAATACAATATTTACGCTGGAACTGACAAAGGTACCGGTCAGCGGAAGAAGATCCATCGTCGTGGGTTCACCTCTTACAAATCAGCCAGTGACGCTGCAAAATTAGTAGAAGCAGAAATAATTTCAAACAAACGAAACGTTACACCTCAAAAAGCTTGGAGTTTGGGAGAATTTTTGGACTACTGGATAACTCACCTTAAGTTAAATGTAAAAGAAGGTACACGTATTGTTCATCGTGAAAACATTAAGACTTATATTAAGCCAAGAATTGGTAGCTATCCATTAACTGAATACACTCTTGTAGAACATCAGCGCTTTATCAATGGTCTTTTCAGTGAAAAAGGAGTTGGAAGAAAAAAGCAAGGCTTAAGCTGGGCTACCGTAAAATCAATAAATGGAACACTTTCTAACGCTCTAAAAAAAGCAACACAGCTCGGTTTTATTGACTCTAATCCAACTATTGGAGTTGAGTTTTCCAGGAAATTCAAGCCTCAAAAACGTGAACTTCGTTACTATACTCTTGATGAAGTTAATGCTTTTCTGGAAACAGCCAAACAAGAACAACAACCATCATGGTACCCCTTCTTCCTGCTAATGTTCGACTGCGGTTTACGACTTGGCGAGGATTTAGCATTGAGATGGTCTCGGGTGGATTTCAACAAACGCACTTTGACAATAGACCAAAATAGACTCTACCGGGCTGAAGCTGACCAAAAAAGGCAGCTTAGAGAGTCCGGTGAAGTGCTTGATGACTCTTACCTATCAATTACCCTGGACGATCCTAAAACAGAGCACAGCTCTCGTAATGTACCGTTAACTGCTCGTGCTTATACTGCATTACTAGAGCTGCGTAATAAGCAATCAGCATTGCAAAAAGTAGTTACAATTAACCCAAATCTGGAATCTGATCCCTCAAACGATTTTGTATTTAGACGTTTCTATTTAACTGCTGGCAATGTTGGTGAACCTATATCTTCACGAGGGGCTGAAGGTGCCATGAAACGCATTGCTAAAAATGCCGGCCTAAAACATCTCAATGTTCATGGATGCCGCCACTCATTCGCAGTACGCTTGCGTGAAGCTGGCGTCGATATGGAAAACATCAGAGACTTGATGGGCCATGTTGATTTGACCACTACTCGTATGTATGCAGAAGTTACTCCCAAGATAAAAGAAGATGCGATGTCAAAGCTGGAAGATTATTTGAATAGTAGCAATTAA